GGCAACTCTCTGGGTGGATGCTTCCGGGCCCAGAACAACACTACTGCTGCCAGCCACATTACTGGCACGGCTGTGTTTGTGCCCCAGTTGCCGGCTGTAACAGTTTGGCCAACCCCTGATAGCTCCACAACTTATCAGTTTGTTTACTGGCGCATGCGTCGTATCCAAGACGCTGGATCAGGTATTCAGACGGGGGACATGAACTTTCGTTTCCTGCCGGCCGTAGCAGCTGGGTTGGCCTACTACATTGCCATGAAGGTGCCAGAGCTGATGCCCCGAGTAGACATGCTGAAGGCTGCTTATGACGAGCAGTTTGCCCTGGCCGCAGGTGAAGATCATGAGAAGGCACCGCTACGGTTTGTGCCTCGCCAGCAGTTCATTGGCGGGAGTACCCCGTAATGGGCCAAAGGTTCTCATCCGGCAAATTTGCGATCTCGCAGTGCGATCGCTGTGGCTTTCGTTTCAAGCTCAAGCAGCTCAAGTTTGAGGTCATCAAGACCAAGCTGTACCAGTTGAAGGTTTGCCCGGAGTGCTGGGATCCTGACCAGCCGCAGTTGCAGTTGGGCATGTACCCGGTTGATGATCCGCAGGCCGTGCGTCAGCCAAGACCGGACACGACGTACTACACCGCTGGATTGGATGCGAATGGCTTCCCTTCTGGTGGTTCCCGGGATATCCAGTGGGGCTGGGCTCCGGTTGGCGGATCTAGTTTTTTTGATGTTGGTCTCACCCCAAACTACTTGGTTGGGACGACAAGTGTTGGTACAGTATCGGTATCTTAAAGGAGCCAGAAATGGACAAAAAAGACTTAGCGCAAGACAAGAAGATGGTGGCATCTGCCGTGCATAAGCACGAAGCCAAGATGCATCCTGGCAAGCCCATGACCAAGCTGGCCAAGGGTGGTGTCACTTCTGCGAACATGAAGAAGTACGGACGCAACCTGGCCCGTGCCATGAACCAGAAATCCAGCTCTCGCGGAGGCTAATATGGCCACATACAGCAAAAAAAGTTATGGGTAAAGAAGTTGGCCAGGCCAGCGTCTATGCTGAGCCCCACACCATGAAGGGTAAGGCCGTGAAGATTGAAGAGAACCCTGGCAAGAGCCCCAATCGTAGCAAGCTGGACACGTACAACCTTTCGGTTGGCGCGGTTAGCAAAGCTGCAGGGGATCAGCCGGTCAAGACGGATGGCATCAAGATCCGTGGCACTGGTGCGGCTACCAAAGGTGTGATGGCACGAGGCCCGATGGCCTGAGGTTGATATGACTGAAGCTGGGGCTGTCTATCTTGTAACCAATACTGTTACTGGTGAGCAGTATGTAGGACAGACGCGCCAATCTATTTCTAAGCGTTGGCAGGGGCATGTGCGCATAGCGTCTTGTAAGACGGCTAAAAAATATAAGCTGCACGAGGCGATTGCCAAATACGGAACAAATGCGTTTTTAGTAGATTCGCTATATGTTGCGTTCGATCTGGCTCAGCTAAACGTTGCTGAGATTGCGTTGATTGCCGAGTTTCAGCCAACGTACAATAGCTCTCTTGGAGGCGCAGGGCTACGGCCCAGGTCCTATTCAGATGAGGCAAAGAAAAAGAGGTCCGACGCAGCCAAAAAGCGCTGGTCAGATCCTGAATGGCGCGCCAAAACAGTTGAGTCTATTAAGCAGGCTTACAACACGCCAAAAGGTATTTTGCATGGCAAGCGTCTAGGCGCTCTTGGAGGCGGCAGGCTTCGTTGGGCCGGGTATGTAAGGCCCCTCCCGGAGCTAAAAAATCGAGCAGAATCTGTGTCTAGGTCTTGGCAAGACCCAAATATTCGTCAGGCACGTATTGCATGCCAGAAGGCGACATTCTCTACGCCTGAAGCAAAGCTAAAGCGCTCTGAGGTATCAAAAGGGCGCACACAAAAACCCGAATCTATAGCACAATCGGCACGTGCCAAATGGCGGCCGGTGTTTTGTCCTGAATTGCAGATTTCTTTTTTGAGTCAAACCCACGCTGCCGATTATTTTGGCGTAGTCCGCTCGGCGGTAGCAAACGCGGTTAAGCAGAAAGGCAAGGTGTGCAGGCAGTACACTTTGATTAGGGTGGCTTAAATAAATTACCAAGAACTCGTAACTGCAGTTAATGACTATATAGAGAACTCGTTCCCGACAAGTAACATTGACACCTTCATCAAGCAGGCGGAGCAGCGCATCTACAACACGGTGCAGCTGGCGTCTTTGCGTAAGAACGTGACGGGTACAGCTACCGTAGGGAATAAGTATCTCCAGTGCCCCACGGACTTTCTGTCGGTGTATTCGATTGCCGTTATCTCTGATAGCGAGTATCTGTACCTGCTCAACAAGGACGTGAACTTCATCCGTGAAGCCTATCCAAGCACGGCAGCGGCGTACCGTGGCAAGCCCAAGCACTACGCGATCTTTGGCCCCCGGTCAGATAACGAGGATGAGCTGAGCTTTATCCTGGGCCCCACGCCTGATCTGTCTTACGAGGTTGAGTTGCATTACTTCTACCTGCCCGAGTCCATTGTGGACGCGGCGGATGGGCGCACGTGGCTGGGTGATAACTTTGACTCTGCGTTGTTGTATGGCACCTTGATGGAAGCCGCTACCTATACCAAGGCAGAGCAAGATATGGTTAAGCTGTACAGCGATCGGTATGTGCAGGCAATTGCTCTCTTGAAGAACCTTGGCGACGGGAAGCAGCGTATGGACGCATACAGAGACGGCCAAGTTAGGGTGCCGGTGTCATGAGCATTGTTCAAACCCAGACCACCAGCTTCAAGGCCGAGCTCTACGAGGGTGTTCACAACCTTCTCGTGGACGATATTTACATGGCACTGTACAACGCCAATGCAAACCTGAACGAAGATACAACCGTATATTCCTCTACCAACGAGGTGACTGGTACGGGTTATGTAGCTGGCGGGGTTCAGATGACGGGCATTACTATCCAGACGTCTGGGTATACGGTCTATGTCAACTTTGCCAACGTTGCGTTCAATG